ACTTCAGCCCTGGTATTTTGATGGAAAAGTTGTCTATTGGGGTAACCCAGAGCAAACTGAGTCAGACGCACGGGCGTCAGCGCAAGAGCTAAAAGCCTTCTTCCTTGATCGTCTCAAATGACAAGTCATCGCTCTCATTCCGGCAAGTTAAACATTTCCGACAAAAGCGGAGAATGGATTGCAACTATTACCAATAACTCTGAGACTTTTGAGATAGCTTTAAATGCGACTAATGTCGAAAGCGCAATATTGCAGGGCGAGCAACTTTATGCTGATTTGCGAGCGGTTGCTAATCCAAAGCCATATTGCTGGCAGTGCCTGCATTGGAAGTTAGTACAATCAGAATGCAGTCTTGGTTTTGCCGAGGGTAAATCAAGTGGCGGAAGATTTGCCAGCCAATGCTCGGCCTTTTGGATCAACGACTGAAGTCCCTAGCTGGGCGATAGATTTTGGCAATGGATTCTATATTGAGATCTTGCGCGATAACAAGCAAGGCGTCCACTACAGGTCATGCACTCCGGGAGGCGCTATTTGTAGATATTCAGATGACTTTTGGCGAGCAAAGACCTACCTGTATCACATGATGAATCCTTAGACCTCATCAAGGGTTCCATGCTCCATCCAGTATTTGATATAGTCTTCACGCTCTTGGCTCCAGAATGACTGCTCTTTGAACCATTCAAGCATTGGTCGGTCAGATTTTGATCCATTGCAGAATTTGCAGCAACACACAAGGTTGTTTACAACGCTCATACTGCCACCTTTGGATCTGGCAAGAATGTGATCCAGCGTGTCACCGGGCTGGCCACAGTAGGCGCAGTGATTGTCCCATTCATCAAGTATCTGACGTCTGAACCTGTGCTTGCTGGTTTTTTTCGGTACAAGCTCTGATCCTATAATTTCATGGCCAACGAATCCACCACTTAGTGGAACGACTTGCATATCGAAACTTACTATCTCTTCTGTAAGTTCCTCTAATCTTGATGCGAAGATTTCACTGAACTCTTCGGGATCCTGGTCTTCCTTTGCTGAGGTCAGGAACATGATTGTTGCAGTCGTTAGGTAGCGTTTTTCTACTTGATAAGAGACGCCATTCTCGGCTGATCTCATGGGACACTTTCTGGGATCACACACCCATCCGTTTTTCCCGTGAGTCATCTGGTCTATAGGCAGATATTCTCTGCACAGACTGCTCCTTCTGCATTGCCTGAACTCAGCTGCCACTCACTGCTGCCATCAGGCTTATTAATGCTAGCCAAGGGGTTTGCTTTAACCTTTACTGCCCTGAACCGCTGCGTCACCGTTGTAGCGACCCGTTTTTGAATAACTATTTACAGGAACTTCGCTCATCATCATGAATATGATCTGTCCTATTTTTAGGCCAGGATACAATGGCAGGTCATAATGGCGTCTTACGTTGACTAATTCAAGGGTAAGTTTACTGTCACGAAATCCTGGATCGATCCAGGCGCTTAATGCGTGAGTATACCCTTCCCTACCCCTGCTTGACTTCAATGCAAACTGAGCACAAATGTGATCAGGTATTTGCCTAAAAGTCTCATGAGTTTCAGCCAGCACAAATTCGCCTGGTGTTAGCCGGTAAGGATTTTTTTCTGTCTTGTTCGAGATGTCAACATGTAGCAGGTCTTTCTGGCCAGCGATTTCGATCATTAGGTTACTGCCCAGCCTTACGTCAAGCGATGCCGGGTTGATCAGGTCTTCTGACCAGTCTTCCATTGCTCCGCCCAAAAGCAGGCTCTTGATCTGCCAGTCGCAAAGCACAGTCATTTTTAGTAGTCCCAGCGTATTCTTGGACCGCCTTCTCGGATACCGAGATGCACGAATCCTTTGTTAGCTCCATATCCTAAACTATGAGGCCAGTTTTGATCGCACCATTCTTGTACTGCATAAATGTCAGCGCCCTGCACATAAAAATCCACAGCACCCTCTCCTGCTACTGGATAAAGATGCTCTGATCCGCTTGCCCCTCCTACCGAGCGATTGATCGCTGGTGGCCTGTAGCCGGATGTGATGATTACAGGCTTCCCGCCAAACCTGCCGCGAACACGCTCCAGAAACGCGGCAAGAGTTGCTGCAGTGTCGAGCTGATACTGCTCGTTGAAACGCCGCTCTTCCTGGCTTAGAGCAAATTCGCCAAGCGTGACGTGAGGTGTCAGCCGACTGGTAAATGGAGATCCAGGCCGGAGCTTTGCTGTTTCAGTCGGCGGTGACTGATCGCCGCCTTTCCAGAGCTTGCCTTCGGCTTGCCTGCGTCGTTTCAGACCGGCTTCAAAACTGCTCCCAGGGTTTCTATATAACAGCATCGCGTCAGGAACAGCTTTCCAGTCTTTCGCACGAAGATTTTTGCTAATAGTTTCAAAGCCTTGCGATCCATAAAATTCAGAGCCGAGGTTGTAGGCAAAACTGATCAACGCTGCATGTTGATTTTCGGCCATTTCTGACCAGTAGGGAACAGTCTGCGAAAGCTTTTCGTCAATCTTGTCTACTGTTTTTTCCAGCAATTCATCCCCTTCTTTTCTCCTGATCCAGTCGCCTTCTCTTACTGGACGGCCATCAGGATGCGACAGTCCGCCCCAAGCAATCGTCCAGAACCCTGCGGGGCACTTGTACGCCTCAGCGTGCCAGCCTTCAAATTTTTTGATAAGTTCTAAGGCTTGCTTGTGATCAGATTGCTTACCTGACTGGCTCCAAGTCGCAAACCATTCCCGGTCGCGCCGCATTGCCGCTTCATAGCCAATATTCGCCAAGTCTTCTTCCAGCAGCGAAATGCTTGCTGCTTGGTGGGGCAGCCCTTTGTAATAGCGGAAGAGCTGTTCGAGTGAGATTGCCTTACTGTTCGTCATTGCTCCAGGGTGATTTTATGTGTAGGTCGCCTATCTGCTCAGCTGGTGGCATTGCTGGTGGCTGTGATTTATGCCAGCGTTCAACCTCAGCGTCAATCCGAGGCTTTAGTGTTGCCTGAAATTTTCGACGCTGGATTTCGCGCTTGATCCCCTCAAGAGGTGATCGCGTCGAGAATCTTAAAAGCCACCTGCCGTCAGTAGGGATCAGTCCTTTTTTGCTTTCAATGCACGTAGCGCAGTAAATAGCAGCTGTATCAAGGAATTTTCTCTCAGCTTTGGTGACATCCCAATCAGCTCGCTGGCCGCTGCCACCACGATCCAGAATGCTGGGTGCGCCAAGACTTCTTCGATGCCCATTTGATTGCCTTTGTTTCCTAGTCGATTCTAGCCTTCGTGCTTTCCAAAACAGAAATACGGTTGCCGTGATCGTTTAGGCGTTCGTATATTTCACGACGATCAGCATTGGCTTGAACCTTTTCCGCTTTCATGTCCTGGTGCAGGTCTTCGAGCTTAGTTGCGATGGACTCAACGCCAGCCGTAAGGCGAATTACTGCCTCACGGCTTTCGCTGGTGCGTCTGGTGAATCCAGACACGGACATTCCAGCAATACCAATAGAAGCGCCTAAAATCGCTGCGTAGATTTCAATCACAATCCGGGCGCTCCTTCCTTGTTATTTTAGGGGGTCTGGCCTGCCACTTAAAATCGCGACCGCACGTTTGTAAAACATGCAGTCGGTTTTGCCAGCTTCCCGCAAAGCTTTTTCAACTTTTGCCCAGTTTTTCAGCGTGTCTGAGTCCATCCTTAAACGTCTAAGGCGTCCGCAAAATCATGATGTTGCTTCAGCCATAGATAAGCATTTTGCAGTGGGTTATCGATTACCAATACTGGATCTGGTGCGGCAAGGATGGGGTTACCATCAGCATCAACCTCGCCAGTGTCACGCGGTGCATTTAACGCACCAACACTTAACGAAGATACAGAGGTTTGGTAAGACCGCTGGTCAATTTCTTGTGAGTCACACTGTCTTGCTTCGGCGTTAGCGTAAAACTTAACAGCAATAAGAGCATCCGATCCAAGCAGTCGAACAAATTCAATCCGTGCGTATGATTCAGGCAACGGAATGCCAACGGGGGTTGTGGTCAGGTCGAGTTGTAAAGCCATGACGTGTCTCTGTGGAAAAGAAAAAAGTGGACAGTGGTTATGTGAGTTTAGGGTTGGTCTGTCACATAACAAGTCAGATAGGCAGTCCAGAGGAGTGAGTCACTCTCCATTGGATTGACCCTAAGCCGCCACCAGTGATCCGCAGAATTTCCAGACCCCTCTTGCCCAAAAGCCAGATCTGTCACAGGATCGGGATAAGTCGTATCGCCAAATTTGCGGACTACGGTTGTGTTTTTCATGTTATCATTATTTTTAGGACCTCTAATAAATCCTGCTATTTCCCAAACTGCGTACTCGTTGCTGTCAGCACCAGCGCCTACTTTGGCTGCCTTGACAATACCTTCGACGTACATTTGCCGTGCATTTGTGCCATCCGGTCTTCCGATATAGATTGAATTGTTTATACCGTCGGTTGAGCTATCTCCAGTTATGCTACCTCCAATAGTTGTTAGATACCGTCGATCGGAAGTGTTACTGGTTGCAGCAGTTACAGCAGTAAGGATTACTTTATAAAACTGTGGGAGCTTAT